ATGTGGTTCGAGCTTTGGCCTTTAAAGGGCCGCTGCTCCAGAGGTGACTCTGTCTGATGCGATCATAAGATCGTATCTACTTTCCATAAAGGAAATAACTCCATGCCAACTCGCTGGGCAAATGGACCGAGGATCGCTAATAGTAGTTACTATTACTTTGGTTCATACCAAAGCAACAACAGAGTTTTTCGGAAAAAACCGATCGACTCTGAACAACTGTTGCGTAATCCAACCGTCTACTCTCACGAGTCTTGGCTGTATACCTTAGACCCAGATATGGGTTATTCGGGTGTACTACCACCGTCTTACGGTCCACGCATCCCCAACATGAGCAATATTCCGACAGCCGTGAAAACGAATCTGTTGAATAGAACTCTTGCGAAGGTTCTTGCAAAGATTAAGGACGAAAAATGGAACCTTGGAACTTTCTTAGGGGAACTCCCCGAGACGCAAAAGTTCTTTAAGGGCGCAATAGAGAGTATTGTTAATTTGTACCTTGCTGTGAAGCGTGGGAAAATTAACGTTCGCTCTCTAAAGCGGTTAGCCCGCAAGGGGCGTAACTATCTGCGTCGTCGTGGGCTACTGGCCTCCATTAAAGATGGAGCTGGTTACCTTTCTAGTAAATGGTTGATGTGGAGATACGCCGTCTGTCCTCTGGTCTATGACCTCGATGACATGATGAAGTATTTGCACCGATCCACCATCCGACCTCTATTCTCTCGAGTAGGTTCGGGTGGTGCGGAAAAGTACCAAGCTTTCGAGCGTGGTAACTTAGCCACTAGGACACCTTCTTGGTTGGATAGTTATTCTATTCAATCTCGGTGCGTGGTATACTATCGCGTGAATCCTTACGCGCAGTCGTTCAAGCAGTTGGGTCTCATCAACCTGCCTGCTGTACTATGGGAGTTAACTCCGTTATCTTTCGTAGTCGATATGTTCCTTCCAGTTGGGGACTACATCGGACATCTTGATGCAATGGCAGGGGTCACTGTCTTAAGTGCACAGTACTCGCTCCGTATTGATAGCAGTTGCAGTCGTCCCGCTCTCTCGTTTCTCGGTTGGTACCAAGACCGATCGGGCAAGTGGGCGAGCTACACGCACACTGTCGGGGGGACTCAATCGACTGGTCGTTACTATTCTCGCAGTAATGTGAGTCTAGTGCCGACTTTTTCGTTCTCGAACTCCCCCGGTGGTAAGCAGTTGCTTGATCTCGTCGCACTCTCGCGACAACTGCTCTTCTCTCGTTGAGCAGCTAACCTGGCTTAACGGCCACAATCGAAAGTAAAAAATGCCACAATTTGTCGCACCTTTCACCATCAAAGATGGTTCGGCCACACCAGCCGATGTAACGTACGGTCCCGAAGATCTTTCTTCGGGTTCGACGCTTCTCGTTGATCGTCGTCTGCCTTCTCGCGATCAGCAACCTTCGCTGAAGATTCTGTTCGAGCGCCCCGTCGCACAGCGCCCCTCATATAAGCAGACCATTGAGGGAGTTATCCCCGTGGTTCGCCAAGTGAGCGGTGTCGATGTCGTCGGGTCTCGCCCTCTTCGGGCGAAACTCGTATTTGAGCTCCCTAACAATGCAACCCTGCAAGAGCGTAAGCACTTGCAGGCGATGATTGTGAACGCGGCTAATCAGACTCTGATCAAAGCTGGTACGATCGACATTGATCCTTTGTATTGATGTCCTTTGACACTGGTTTTCTGATCATTTGCGCAGTTCTAGCGACGTTAGTTTACGTCGTAAAGACTCTCGCATAATCAGTTGGTTGAAACTCTCCTTTTAGGTTTATCTTATGACGATTAAGATGAGGCTGGACCAGTCATGGTACAGCGCCGACGATACAGTACGTATCGCTGCGGCAGTGATGGATGCTATCGGAACGCCTCATGCACTTAAGTGTGCTGAAGCTGTTCGGTCGGGTAACTTTGCAAGTTACTTAGGGCTTTCGCCTAATCCTTATCACTACACCGACTCGCTATCCTTCTATAAAGATTATCAGGCTGCAAACCTGTTAAAGAAGGCCGAGTTCCTTGATGCTGGATACGATCGCGAAAAAGCGGCCGTTGAGAAGTTTATCAAGGTAGAAGAGGACTGCTTGCAGGCTAACATCCGCCTAGAGGAACTTATCGACACTGGGGTTATTGATCACAATGACAACTCTCGAACTCTCCGTATTCGCCGGGTTTTATACCGTGCGCAGGATCTGATTCGGTTTATGTTACGTGATAACCCAACTCTGTCGGGGTTCCGCTTTGGTCCGGGTGCGACGTCACTTGTTAGTGGCGCGCTTACGTTACCGCAAAAATATTCACATCAAATCGATGTGACGCCTGAGCTGTACCCTTACTGGCGCGATGTAGCAGGCCCTAAATGGGCTAGCATAATCACGAATGTGAACATTGTGACAGGGAACACTGCATGCTTTGTCCCGAAGAACATGAAAACGCACAGAGCGATCTGTACGGAGCCCCATCTAAACATCTACGCCCAGCTGGGCGTAGGTGGTGCGATGAGGCGCTTGTTCAAACCGTGGATCGACTTAACTATCGGTCAAGAGCGCAATCAAGCGCTGGCTCAACATGCTCAACTTAAAGGTCTTAGCACAATCGATTTCGAAAGTGCAAGTGACTCCATAAGCAGCATGCTAGTCTGGTTCCTTCTCCCTGAGAAGTGGGCCATGTTGCTAGATCGTGTCCGCTCCCATCGCTGTGTCTTCAAAGGTGAAGAAATTCTCCTCCATAAGCACAGTAGCATGGGTAACGGCTATACATTTGAGCTGGAAAGCATCATCTTCTACGCGTTAGCATACGCATCAGTCGAGTGCCAGGGGTTAAATCCCAGCACTCTTCCTAGCGTTAGCGCGTACGGGGACGATGTGATCCTACCAAGCGAAGCCGCCGGTCTCTTCACAGAGGTTTGCGAATTCGTTGGGTTCACGGTTAATCGGGAAAAATCCTTTCTTAGTGGTTCGTTCTTCGAATCATGCGGGAGTGACTTCTTCAACGGTACTAACGTGCGCCCGAAGCAGTGGAAACGGTTAAATCCGCTCCACGGCTTTAAAGTGCACAATGATATCTTAGAAATGGCTGAGCGCTTACAGTCGAACAAGCTCCAAGAGCTTGCCGACCTAGTTCGTGCTTCGGCCCCAGTCGACCTACAGAAATGCCTCATACCTAACGGTTATGGCAACGTAGGCTTCATCGTCAGTTTCGACGATGCAACTCCCACCGTCCGCCGGGCGGAAGACGGGTGGTGCGGCTTTAAGACCAAGGCCTTAAAGTACGTCCCTCGAAAGAAGAATTATCAGTCGTCGATCAACGGGCTGCTTGCAGCTCTAGATATGGCTTCTGACTTTTCTACGGCACCCATGCGTAAAGCTGGGACTTTCGAGGTCGGCTCCTTGACCACCTTTGGTCAGTGGAGCGCACAGGCATACG